ATTCATATTCTTTACCTTTTCTATTTCACAAATTCTTATACTTTCATATAAGTTTAGACTATTTCTTCACCTTATGATTAATATCATGAAGGGCACACCTGTTCGATTTAAAGGGTTTTCACCTACTCTCTTTTGCGATTTAGAGCCCTACTCTTATTGGCGTTTATTACGTCCCGCCTTAAAGATAGTCGTTGAAGCTTCTCCTATTCGGAGTTTGCCTGCAAGAACAGCGATTATATGTATACTTAGGCGTTTCCACCATATATTATCCTAGCGTTTTTTCTACTTTCGTACCTTTACCATTTAAGCATATTTCATCTTTCTGTTTTGGTGCTAGGCTTTACGCATTACCTGCAATTAGATGTGTTCTTTATGCACATTTCTATACATACCAGGGATTTATTAAATTTTCCTGAAGACGTAAAGTGATAGTTTTTAAACCATTTGACACTTTTGATGCATTACGAGTAATTTCTGTACCAGCAGTTAATACATTATATTAATTGGAGTTCGTTACTCTCCAATGAATTGTTTTATTTTTTGGGAATAAATTTTGTTTTTCACATCATTATAGGATACTCTTAATAATGGTATGTCTTTTTTTATACAATAATCATTTTTTATTTTATCGTGAAGTTGTGTGGTTTTAAAATTATCAACCGCTACTCGTTGGTCGCTACCAAATGTGACAACATTGAAGTGTTGTTCACCATCAACTTCAATAATCTTTTTATAATCAACCAAATAAAAATCAAAAGGCAGAGGCAATACATCTCTACAATCGTTAAAACGATATTCACTAATATATTTTATACCACAATCATCTAAATATTCTCTAACAATATGCTCCCACTTTGACATCTTCTTTGAACAATTTTCACATCTATATTTACTATTTTGAAATGAACCGATAGAAGTTTGGAATATCTTTCCACAACTACATCTCAACTCTATCCCCTGAGTTATCCATTTACCTTTATCTAAAATTCTAATAGCCTCTATTCCATAACCATGAAGTTTAGAATAATTATTAATATTATAGATGAAATTTTTCTTGTTTATCTTTATATTGAAAATAGACATATTTTTACCCTGAGATAATTTATTATAACTGACAAATCCTCTATATCCATCTTGATTTATAACTTCTATCCAATCACTTCTTAAATAATCCTTACTTTTATCAATTATTATATATCTCTTATTTTCTATAAAGTCAAATATTTTTTGTTTAGAGCCCCTTCTGTGTAGTCCTATCTTTCTTTTGACACAATTGTTACATTGTACATAAGTTTTCCCATACAAAGTATCCCAAGTTTTTTTATAAAACTTTCCGCAACCACATTTTAATGATAACAATATCCTCTTTCTATTACCCTTACTTACAATATTTATGTCCAAAACTTCTATTTTACAATCTTTATTATGCAAAAAAAGAGACATATTTTCTTTAAAAAAAATATTATTTAGGCCATAAAAACTAGGCCTCTTATTTTCTCTAAAATTACTATATGTAATATATGCCTTATACCCATTTTTTGATACTAAAACTGGAGTTTGACTATTTGTATACTCAGAAATCATATCATATCCATTTTTTTTAAAATACCTTTTTACTTCTTCATTCGTTTTTTTTATTCCCATAATTAACAACTCCTTACATTCTCATATAAGATTAGATTATATCTTCACCTGTATTAGGTGCAATTCACTTCCACTCACTTGAGTGTATGCCTTATTATTAAGGACTTACTAATCGTTGAACCTTCATCTTCATTCTCAAGATGCTTGGCTGCGGATTATCCAATATTTATCTTTGTTACCATATCATATATAGTTAGTATATGCCTCATTAACATCACTGCTAATGATTGGTAGATAAATCTCTAAGGACTTCCCCGTCAATTCAAATTGTTTTATTTGACCTATTTTTCTTATTAAGCCAATCATTTGTTCGTAACTATTACCTGCATTTGACATTACAGCCGATGATTTACCTAAATTATTAGCAATATCTGCTGAACTAACAGCAAAATTATTCGCAACTTCATTTACAGCATCGATAATATGCATTGCATCTTTTGCTTCAATATTAAATGCTTTCATTTGTGAAATAATAAATTCAGAAGCTTGAGCAGCATTAACTTCTTCATCAGCAATATTTGTATACATCAATGCTAGACGTCCTAATTCTAATATTTGGTCTTCATCTTTATAACCAGCTTTAGCAAATTCTGTTGCAGCCTTAACCATATCAGTACCACTTTTTGCAACTGTACTGGCTGCTTTAAATGCTTTATTAGTAAATTTCTCTAGACTATGACCTTCTAAATCAGTAACCTTTTGTAGTTCAACTAAAGCACTATCTAGTTTGATAACTTCTTCTACCATCTGATTAACAGCGTTCTTAAATTGATAAAAAGTCTCCATAACTGTTTGATAAGTTAAAAATGATTGAACTGCTTTAGCCCAAGAATATTTCCACTTATCAGCTTGTTTAGCACTTTGTTCTACAGAATCATTAACTTCTTTCATGGTTGCAATATATTTTTTTTGACCATCAACCATTTTACCTGTCATAGTGATAATCTTACCAGAATTATTTGTCCATTTTTCTACAACATTACCATTAGAATCCTGTGTACTACTAATTTTTTGATATTGTGTTAAATCTACATTTAGTGCTTTAAGAACATTATCATAGCTTTGATATTGTGCAGCAGAAGAGTTAGCAGCTATAACATTCTTAGCAAGTTCTGTATTAACTTTAGTTAATGAAACACCAAAAGTTTGATGACCATTATTTAATCTTGTTGTAACTTCTAAAGTGTCACCTAAAGCATTTTTATATGTTGTAACAGTAGCATTAGTGGTCTTTAATTTTTGATTTTGTTGAGTCCATCCTGTTAGATTTTTATCTAAACTACTATCAACAGATTTTAAAGCCTCATCTAGACTTCTATACTGACCAGTTACATTCTTTACTTCTTTAGCATCAACTCTGATTTTTAAATCATCAATTTGATTCTCAAGTGTTTTAATTTGTTTATTTAACTCACCAACTGTTTTACTACTATCATCAATCTTAGCTTGTAATCTAATATAATAATCCTTGTTCATATTTTATCCTCACCTCCTAACTATTCCATATTTTTTAAACTCTGTGTTTAACCATTTTTCTATTTTTTCATCTATATCAATAAAATATGTATCCCAATAACCATTACCTAAAGATGTAAGATATTTAGCACCACCACTATAAGAATAATAATCATTATAATTAGCATCATTAAGTATGCCTGCTAACATATCCCTAACATCTTCTCCTTGACGTCCACCATGTGACATTTGATTGTTAGCCATGTCATTACTAGGAGCTACTAAACTCATACCATCAAATACCAAAGAACGTGTTAAATTTGTAACTCTATCTATCATCCAACCACTATAAAAACCACCATTTTTATAATATCTTGAATAGTCTCCTATGGGAGCAGCATATATAGTATCATCAAGATGTTGTTGAAAGTCTTTCAATAATTTATCAGACACATCATCTAATACATCTTCTGTTATTATATTTAATTCCTTATTTAACTGATTTATATTAGTTATATATGTTAAATTAGCCATAAAATATAGCCTCCTCCCTCATTTTTGTTATTTCCTAAAAAAAAGAAGACCTAAATGTCTTCTTTGTTATCATTACCAGTGATTGCATTAAATTGTCCAGCTACCTCTTTCCATTCATTAGGTAACTTATTCATAATATCTTGTAACTCTCCAACATCAGTCATTTTTGTAGATACTAATTCAACAAATTTATTCATATTTATATCAACAATATTTTCAATACCATTTAATCTATTAGATAATTCCATTGCTAAATGATAAGCCTCATCAGCATTAGTAACTACTTTTAGCAATTCATATTGTGTACCTATATTATAATATTTGTTATAATCATCATCACTTTCTATGTCATAACCTTCAATGCAGAAGCCAAATAATAGGGCATAAAAATTAGTTAACATAGTCAAAGGGCTATATCTATAACCATCAATATCACCAGATTGTTGATACATTTTTAAAACTGTACTAACAATATAATTAACTTCTCCATTTGTTAAATAGTCTCTTACTAATTCGATTTTCTCATCTTTCACTGTAATTTTCATAAAAATCCTCCTTATTTACTTCTGCACATATTTTCTATATATGCTAGTGCTAAACAAATAGCTTCAGCTTTATCATCATCTGTTTGTTTAGATTTTGTTTCCGTTTTATTATATATAAAACCTAAATTATAAATTTCATTAATCTTATCTACTGCCTTTTGTTTTTGAACATCTCTTTTCATACCAGCCTTTGTACCATCATAAGTTCCTATTAAACTTCTCCATGATGATGGTGCATAAAAAGTATATCCTATTTGATATTTAAAGCACAAAGACAAAATAACCCCCTGTAATATACACAAGTCTTTACCAGTCTTTAAATTGTTATGACTTGTTACGGGCACATCTTCAAACACCATATGTGTTATTGTGTTATTTTTAATAATATTTTCTATAGCATTATAAACTTCTTTTATTCTCTCTCTAGGTTCATCACTAGTTGTTCTTATAACACCATAGCTATATAAATTAGCATTTTCATCTAGTAGGCCGTAACCAGTCTTTTTTGTTGCCATATCTAAGCCCAAAATCATTATTGCGGCCTCCTTCTCTTACTTTAATAGTGTTTTTCCTTGATTGTTTTTCTTCCTTTGTTTCATATTTCTTCTTAATCGTTCGTGTTTTTCTTCCTCTTTTATCTTCTCTTGTATATAACCCCAAATTTGTTCCTTTGAAATTCCAATACATATAGGTAATATAATCGTGAATATTACGAAAAGTGCTAATATTATTTCCAGGATTACTTCAATCATTTATATCCTCACCAACTTTTAAATTATATTTCTAATAACTTGTTTTCTACAAACCAAGCAAATTTTTTTACCGCATCTTCATTTATAAAATGTGAGTCTCCATCACAAAACTGAACGGCTACAAAACCAACAGGCTCACCAACAGAATTACGTATAACATAGTCATAAAAAGATTTAACTCCCATTGCTTTTTTTAATTCATAGGTTGATGGCATTGTTGCCTTTATATCTTCTAAATCTTTTACTAACAACATTCCCTTATCTAATAACACTCTAATAAAGACAGGGATTACACTAAGTGGGATACCAGATAATGTATTTAAACAGCCTGATATTCCATATCGACAAGTTTCATAAGTACAGGTAGTTTTTAAAGCACTACGCCCATTAGCATAGTGTACACCATTATGGAACTCATAAACCTGTACCCTATCGGCATTAAGTATTTCTTTTAATTTTTCTGCTTCAGCCATAATTGCACAATCTAATTCCGATTGTTTCTCTATTTCTTTAGGGACATCTGTTTTATTTTCACTCATTGCCTTGTCTAGCTTTGTCTTAAAAGTTCTAAAAGACATATATACAGTAAATATGATAGTCCCACAAATTGTAGCGATATTTTGTAAATTTTGTAACGAAAATATCTCTTGCCAATTCATAAAAACCTCCTATCCTTCTGTGTCATTTATAATGGTATAGAGCTTGGGATTCGAACCCAATTATTCCTAAATAAAACTCTATATATAAAAAAGAGATTAGTATAAAATCTCCTCTCCTTTATGATAGTTATTATTTTCTTCAATAGTGATAATTTCACCATTTTTATCTATAACAAAATAACTTGGTGTAGCAACAATAACTCTACAAATAGTCTTCTTTTCTTTTTTTGTAGTTTTTGTTTTTGCTTCTTCAACAATTGGTTCTTCAGATTTTTCTTCTGTTGATTTAACAACTGGCTCTGTAGATTCTATTTTTGTTGGCTCAGCAACTGTTATATCAGCTTCAACCTTTGTATTTTTATTTTGTTTTTTTTGAAATAGTAACATTTTTGTTCTCCTCTCTTACTAACCTAGGACATTGTTCCCAGTCATCTGTATTTATAGCCTTATTTTGTTTATGACAAAATTTTTGCTTTAAACAATTATCACATGTTAAAGAGCAGTTTAAATACTGCTCAAAAACACTTTTTATAACATACTGACTATATTTGCACTTCATAACTAATGAACTGCAACAACAACATTAGCGTCAATTGCAGGAATTGCTGTAATTGTAGCTTTAATTGTAGATGTACCAGTAGCTTTACCTGTTACAATACCCCCAGCTACAGTTGCTTTTGCAGTGTCTGAACTTTCAAATGATAATTCTCCAATTGGAGCTAAGAAAGCAGCTGAACCATCGTTTTTGATAGCATAAACTTGTAATGCTTTTGTTGCATTAGCAGCTAAATCAAAATCTCCACCTTTGATTGCTAAAGCAATAACATTATCATACCAGTGAGCACCATTAATTTTTTCAGTAATTGTAGCATAAATTGGTCTATTTCCATCACATCCACCAATACTTTCGTTAGCAGCTAAAGCTCTTACTGATAATGGAGTTTGTGCTACTGAATCTGGAGTCATACTTAATGTAAATGCACCAGTCATTGAAGCACGTGGAACTTCGATTTGAACTGTACCAATTTGGTTAGTTGTTGCATCAGAACTTGCTAATGTACCAACCATTACTAATCTAATTGTAGATGGTAACATATCTGCATAAACTGTTACTTTACGAGCAGCTGAATCATTTGTATAATATCTTACACAAACATTTCCATTGTAACTTGTATCTGTAATTGTAAAGCTTGAACCACTAAATACTACTCTTTCAACAGTACCATCTTCTTTAGTAACCCAACCATAAATAGTTTGAGATTGAATAGCTAAAGGAGTACCCTTTGTAACTGAACCAACACCATTTGCTAATGTAACTGTTTCTTCTGACCAGATATTTGCACCTGTTTCAATTGAAGAACCAGCATTTAAAGCTAAGAACTCTAATGAAAATTGTGCTTCATTAATAGTAATATTCATTTCAGCTGTATGATAGAAAATGTATTGTAATTGATTACCTTTACCTGCTCTAACATCAGTATTTGATAATGAAGTTTCAATAGAGCTATCTAATAAAGTTTTACCAACAAATAATAAGTTATCTTTTGAGTCATAACCATATACATCAGCTGTACTAACTAAAAACTTTTTCATAATTATTTTCCTCCTCTTATTTTTATAATTAACTTATAATAAAACTATTTTTATTTTACATCTCAATAGTTAAGATGCTTATTTATTTATACTTTCAACTTTATGATGTATTTCTTCCATATCAACTTTAACATCAGAATATTTATCATCTTTTGTTAAGTCGTTCATCCAATGTTGAATTGCACTATCATCTTTAAATGTTACAAATCCAGACATAGAAGCACTAAGATAAATTTGGTAGTGTAATTTAGCATCAACACGTTGTAAAATTTTCTCAAATTTTCTAATTGTCAATTCATATATATCTTCCATTTTAAAAGACGTAGAAATAAGAACACAAATCATTTGTTCTTCTAATGAACATATTTTTTGCTTATTGTTTTGCATTTTATATTGTTCAGCCTTTTCTAAAGCATCACGTATTTCTTTTTGAATAGTTTCATCAATTGCAGTAATACAATTTTGTTCAAAAATAATTTTTACAATATTATCAAAATCATCTGCATTATATTCTATATCATTTATCTTGAAAAATGCCTTATCATCTGAATTTACATAAAATTTAATTTCTTCATCAAATTTCATGTGTAAGACTATACATAATAATAATTTTATCATATATACATAGGGCTCATTATTTTCAAAAGCCTGATAATATAAAAAACGTAAGTATGACATACTAATAATATTAGCATCAGGAATACTATTCTTATCTATCAATAAACAGCTCACAGCAAAATGAAAGTCTAAATAATCTTTCATTATAACTGGATATATATTTAATTCTTTATATGGTATTGGTTCATCAAAATACAACTCTTTAAGATGTTCTTGCATAATTAACCCATATTGACAGACATTTTCAACAACTTACCTTTGTAAGGTTTTTGCCCTATTGTCTGAACTTTATCATAACGACTTGCCTGATTATCGAAAAATAATACTCCTATACCACCAATATCTGAACCATTAAGTACTTCAAGAAGAATTTGTACTATTGTGTCAACTCTTGTTGTATAATTATCCAAATGATTAATCTTTGAATGAGTAAATATCTCAAGATTAACTGTACATACACCAGTAACTCTATTAATAGGGTATATCTCAGCTGGATATATTCTTAATATAGTCTTCATGTCTGTAACAGCATCATTAGACATATAATCAAAAAAGATTCTAAAATCATTTTTCAATGACTCATTACCTATACAAATTAATTTTGCCTTATCTTCTATAGTTAAGTCTGGTTTGTTGTAAGCATCTATTGTATCATACTTTAATAATTTCCAAAGTAATTCAGCTTTAGGATTTGTCATTAAATGCTCAATAATCTTATATGATATATTAGGCATATTTTTATATGTTGCGTATTCTTCATTAGTATTCATTAATATAACCCCCTCAACATAATTTTTAAATCCATAGTTTGCTTATCGCTGACACATCTAATAATAACGGGTTTTGCCATATACATTCCTTTATTATACAAAACAAAAGAATTATCTTGATTTGCTTCAATTTTATACTTACCAATTGGAATACCAACTGAAATATCTTGAAATGAAATTATATCATTTTGTTTAACACCATTTTTATATAGATTAACATTAAAACGTTGTGATTTGTTTTGTAAAACATAACCAACATTAGGTTCAACAATTAATTCAAATTCATCAACTACTGGTGTATTTACCACATTAATACTAGCTTTTGTAGTAATTTCAGTATTTTTTAGTGTAGCAATTACTTCAGCTTGTCCTATAGTTTTAGCTGTCAATTTGTTATCTATAATTTCTAAAATATTATCATCTGATACACTCCATATAATTTCTGCATTAGGTATTAATGTTTGACCCTTATATACAGATGCTTCTAATATATCACTTTCACCAACACTTAATGATGATGATAAATTATTAATAACAATTTTTACCTCATTTAAATATGCATCAGCAAATCCATTTTCAAAATCATCAAATAATTCATTAACTTCATAATGGTCTAAATAAAATTCCGAAATAGTAGGAGAATTGTCATCCATTGTAATGTTATTTAAATAATTTTTAGTACCACTACCATAAAGTCTAAAAGCAACCCTTTGTTCAGGTGTACCAAATAAAAATCTATAGTTTGGTTTAATTTGTTTAGTTTTATCATTTCTTTGACACCAAACTTTTTGTTCATTATTACTAATAACAATTTCTTTATTTTCTTCATTCTTCGTAAATCTTAATGTATAATCAACTATACAAGGCTCGTAGATACGTTTACCATCTTTGCTAAAATATCTAAGAACATTATTACAACGTCTAACTTCAGCTGAATTTGATAAAGTTCCATAAGAGTTAGTATTAATCACTAACCAATAGTTATCTTTCCACTTGAATTTCATACCATAATATGGTGTAATTTTAAACTCTGGTGGGAAAACAAACATTTTGTAATCATCACCTAAGATAATACCAGTATTATAATTTAATATAGTATCTACACGTACTCTACTTAATAGTTCAAAATCTTCTTTTCCATATGTTTTTTCATATTCAATTTCATCATAGATTACGTTTGGAGCATTTTCAAAACCAAAGTCCATTATTGCAGCATAATCTGCATAATAAGATGCTTTAGGATTTGGCTGTTTGATTTTTTTAGTGGCATCATAATATTTAAGAGCCATTATTTAAAATAACCTCTATCATATTATTAATTAATTTTGTACAGTGATGAACAATATATTTTACTCTATTATGTTCATCTTCTTTAAAATCTTGCATACCCACTAATATATATACAAGTTCAACATAATATTGGTTATCTTGCCAAATTTTACTAGCTCCAGAAACTTTGGTTATTAAAAAACATAAATGTTTTTGGTAATTTTCATATGCTTCCTCACGAGAATATACAACCACATTCTCTTTATTTTTTCCCTCAAAAATTGGTAAAGTTTTCCAACATTGATTGATTAAAATTTTTAATGATTGAATTGTAGCATTGTCATCTAATTGAAAATCATCATAATTCATAATTGCCATTAGCCCACCCCTTCCAATCAACATGTTTTAAACTATACATAGTTTGTTTATGTTTTACATCTTCAGTCATTTGAACACGACGGTCGGCCTTTGCCTTTAAGTTGTTAGCCTCAGAGTATCTATGTGCCTCATTTCTATTTTGAAGCATCGCAGTGATTTGGCGTGTGTCATTTATTTCCTTATCTAACCACATAATAGCAGTCCAATCAGCAATAATAGACTTTTCAAGTTCATCTAATTGTACATTAAATTTATGTTCAACTTCATTCCTATCAGACAAATCCTTTACGCAATTATCAAAATTAGACAATCCTCTAATCATAAATCCCTCTAAAATCAACTTAAATTCAGCTGGTGACTCTATAGCAACTTTATCAAGCCTATAATCTTCAATAGACACTAACGCCAAATCCAATATGTCATCATAGGATGTCATATAATTCCAGCCTCCTTTAATTTTCGTTATTTAATAATTCCTTACTAAAATTAATACTTTCTAAAATATCAATTCCTAAAGACTCATTAATATATTGAACAATGTTCATATCAACACTGTTTTTATCTTTAGACAATTTTTCAACAACAACATCTCTAAGAATATCTTTTTGAGTATCTGTCATAGCATCAAATAGGGTTGGAAATACTGTACGTTCTACTGACAACATTTCTAATAAACTATCTTTACTAAATATTTTTTTATAATCATTAATTAAGTGTTCAGTTTTAATTAATTCTTCATCAGTAATGTAACATTTTCCACCTTGAATAAAACTTTTATTGTTTTTAATAATTCTTTTAGCATCAGAATATGGAATAGATTGCTCTTCTCCAAATCTTTCAAATGTGTAAACTATTCCACCACCATTTGGCTCTGTTGATAAATTTAATATATGATTACATAACGAAATAAATGTTACATCTCTTTCTAAATTGTTATTAACATTATTAACATCTGCCAATCTTGACTGAGTTAATAAATTAACCATATTTGTTAAATCTTTGATTGTCTTTTCCATTTCTTTTATTTTTTTTGCATCATTTGATTTTGTAGCAGTGTTTGCCATATCCATTTCTCCTTTTTTTCTAAATTAAAAAATGGGAGAGGCCTCTGTGAAGCCTCTCCTCTTTATATCTTATAGTTACAATTAAGCTAATTCAATAACACCAGCTAATGCTGAACTAACTGCACCTACACCATAAGATTTGTATAGTGTAGCTGTTTGTTGTAAGTTAGCATTTGCATAGTTACCATCAACATTAGATAATGTAGAACCTTCAACAAATACTTTAACCATTTTATCAGTATCTGGACAGATTACATAAATTTTCTTATCATCTAATTTAACTGCAAATTCTGAAGTATAATCAGCAACTTGTTCTAATTCAACAGTTGAAATACCCATGAAATCTCTCATGTATCCAACTTTAACATATTCATCTCCTAATAAGATATTAGTGTTAGTTGAAGCAGGTAAAATTTTACTTAGTGCTAATTTAGTTCCTAAGAATATTGGTTTAGCTCCACCATTCCAAGCTTGAACTTTTTGAGCTAAAGCAATAGCTGTATCTTGAGTGAAACCTGAAATTCTTAATTGACCAGCTCCTACTGTATTAGGAAGTGCTTTCATAGCAGCTGCAAAAGCATCATAAATATCATATTTCATTTGAGTTTCAATAGATAATACTGCTTTAGCAACAAATTCAGCTAATGAGTAAGTTCCTTTTAATACATCATATAAAGATACTCCAACACTAACTCCTCTACTTTCAGGAACAATAGTTTTTTCCCCTTTAAATTGACGAGTTATGTCATAAGTTCTACGATTTCTTCCACCTTTAGAAACAACAAATAAGTCTCTTGGTTGTAATTCAACTTTTAATGAATCTCCCCAAGCACCATTTTTGATTTCAGCAATCATTCCTAAATCCTTGATTAAAGCATTTGGAATAATTAAGTCAGTTAACATACCTACAACTGCAAAAGCAGCTTCTTTAACATCACTAAAATTGCAATATTGTGCTAAGTCGTTAACATCTGATTGTTTTTTTCCTGATAATCTTTCTACTTCATCAGAAAAGAATGTTAACATTTTATCGTTCATTTCAGAAAAACTTACACCATTGGCATTTTGAGTTTTTCCTTCTTTATATAAATTGTAGTATTCTACAAAGTTAGTGTAACCTTCTTTTCTTTCAGCACTATCTGCTGTGAAAGCTAACACACTATTTGGTAATTTTGCCATTATATTTTTTCCTCCTCTTTAATTTATAAATGTTTGTTTTTTATTTATTATTAATATTTCAATTAGTTAGCTACACATTCTAATAAGTAAGCAGTAACTCTTTGAGAACCAATATTGTTTGCACTAGCAACTGAGATATAAGTAGTTTCAACAACTTTAAAACTTAAACCATCAATAGCATTATCAGCGAAATCTAATGTTGATTGACCATTTTTAGCAACAGCATATGCTTTAGCTGCTCCTGTAATTCCATTAGCAGAAATTAAAACTAAATCTCCTACTGCTGGTTTGAATCCACTAAATACATTTCCTTTTACATTAGTAAATGCTCTTGGGTCTAAATTTCCAACCTTAAATTGATTTCCTAAATCATCAACTAATACAGTATCTTCTGGACTAAAAGCCATCCATAAACCTTTTAAAGCACCTGTAGCAGGTTTAACTGTTTTGTATACTTGACCTTCTCCAGTGTTAGTAGAAAGTTCTCCTTTTCCAAATACATTTCCATTATCTAAATCTTCTGTAGATACGAAACTTCTATTTAAAGCATCGATATTCTTAGCAGCGATTAAGCTTGGAATTAAAATTGATTTTGCCATTATATTTTTCCTCCTCTTTAATTTTAATTAACTTTTATTACCATCCATATTTAGATGTTTTTTGTTCCATACCTTCGTTAATTGGCATTCTTTCAAAACTATATTTTTTACCTTTTACTTGGTTTGCAACAACTTCAAAAGCAATTGCTTTAACTTCATTTTTAAATACTGATAAATTATCTAATGAATAATTAACAGCTTCTTCACGAAGTTCTGCAATACGTTCAGCAGGTAATACATCAATTACCTCAGATAAAACTTTTTCAACAGCTTCATCTTTTTCTTTTGTTTTATATGCAGCAAGTTCTTCCTTTAGCTCGTGGTTTTCTTTTTCTAGAGCCTCTACTAAAACTTCTATTTTATTATTTTCTTGTTCAAATACTTCAAATTCTATATATCCACCACACATTACTCTTGTTCTTGAGTCAATATCAATTATACAATTCATACCGTCTAAAGTATAAGAGTATCTAAAAGTATTTCCTTCACAATATTCATAGATATATAAATATTCTTCATCATAAGTTTCCAAATATCCACATCCATTAAGAGACTCTTTAACAGCAGAGCGGAACACTTCGTATTTTTGTTCAACAGTTAGTGATTCGAAATCTTTATTTGATTCATTATTTTCTTCTATTTCTTTTTCATCTTCATCTTTATCTTCAGATTTTTCATCTTCTTTATCAGATTCTTCTTCGGATGATTTTTCTTTCTTATTTTCAGATTCTTTATCTACTTCAGATTTTTCATCTTCAGTTTTTGTTTCATCTTCCATATAAGTTTCTTCATTAGAAGTTTCTTTTTCTTTGTTAGCATCATCTTTTTCCATAACTTTTTCTTCAGCTATAGGAGTTTTGATTACTTCTTCAACTGCTTCAACTACTTTTTTATTTTTGTCCATCTTCTCACTCTCCTCCTTTCTTGAACCTTCTGCAAGCTCCATATCCTTCATAAAATTCTTCTTAATTTTTTCAGAATTTTTCATTCGCTTGCTATAAATTTGCAATGCATTTTCCTTACTGAACTTGATTATAGATGCATTAGCACCTTCACAGGCGGGCATATGGCTTTCTCCTAATAAAGTTACACCATTAAATACAAAATCTGTAATATATTCTAAACCATCATCACAAATTTCTGTGCTTAAAACTGTAATCTCCATAGAAACAGCCTTATTATTATCTTTATCCTCAACAAAAACATCATAAGCCCATTTTGCATAAACTTTCGACATTATTGCTTGAGCAACAAGATAAACTCTGCCATCTTTTTCCACAAATTTCATTTCTGAACTCTCTGGAAAAAATCCGACAATTTGCTCATCGGGTTCATGACCCTCAAAGTCCTTACCATCAAAACCAGCAACTAAGAATTTATTTTTTAGAGTTCTTTTTGCTCTTTTGATAACAGATAAATCAATAGGCATATCATGTAAATTATTACCGTCGTGGCAAACGTAAATTTCTACGATAGCTAATTGATTATCAGAACAGTCATCGATTACATCAAAACCTTCAATTCCAAAAGATAATCTTTTATCCATTAATAACACCTACCTTCATAAGAAAGCGTAAGTATAAAGGCATATCATTAATGACCTTTTGAAGTTTTTTAGTTTTCGCAAAAACCATTCCCTTATCAGTCCTTGCCAGAACTGGCACTCCGCTTTTAATCAAAAATTTACCTACTACATTTCCACACTCATAAAAACTTTTACTTGTGTTTTCTATATTTCTAATAAACATATTACTCTTCACCAAAAATGCCAAAGTCAGTAATATTATCATCAAATTTCATCATTCCATTATTACTGTCTCCGTACATTTCTGCCTTGCCAACTAAAGTAAGTATGTCTTTTGTAATAGGTATAATTTTTTCTAAATATTTTTCTAAATAAACTTTTGTTGTGTAATCATTAGTATCTTGTGCTAACTTAATTGCATCCTTAATATAAGATTCAAAATTTAAGTTTATTTCTAGCATTTTATTAAAACAATCTAATACTGTATCATAATCTTGGTCTCCTCTGGGAGTTTCATCATAAATAACAGTGCAGTCCCTACTATCCATATAATCAGATATCTTATCTGCTAATACTGGATAATAATGTGCTAAATTATGATGAATAAGATTAGATGTTTTAGGCATTACGAAAGTTACAGATAAAATACTACACATTCTATCTACTAGACGATTACAATAAAAGCAATGTGAAATAATCTTTTCTAAAGATGTTTTCACTTCTGCTGAAATTAATCCTTCACTCATCTTTTCTCCTCCTTAAATTCTTCCACCCTTTTCAATATTTGAAGCATTAGACCTAGTTTTAGCACCACTATCAGTTAGTTCAGCATCACTCTTTTGTGGTCTGCCACTAGCGTTATCTTTATTAGACATTGTGTTAATATTAACCATAATCATTAATTTATCAGTAAATCCTGTAGCATTTGCCTCTTCTAATTCTCTTTCAAGTTCAATTTTATTTAAACCTAAAGAAGATGCTATCTTATTAGGCAACACTATACCTTTATCAGCATATTTAAATGCTTCATCTTGACGTCTTGCTCTATCAAATTGGTCATTTGCACCAACAAATTTAAATTTCCACTTAAATTTTTTAGTTTGCTTATTTGCAAAATAATTTAAAAATTCTTCAAATTGTGGATAAACAGATTCAGCAAGTAGTTCATCTAAATTTAATGATAATTGTGTTTCTATGGCATTTTGATTTTCATCGGTAGAAAAAATTACTTTTCCACCACTCAATAAAGAACTTGTAATAGCCATAAAATTTTTATAAGTGTCTTTATCTGTATTTTCAAATTCTACACCTTTAATATCTTCAGTAGGTAATGCTAAAACTTTAACAGCATTTTCAATACCTTGTGTTGCTAGACCAATAAATTTTCCTAACACATCAGCATCAATAGCTAATTGATTTGCTACACTTGAAGACTTCTTTTCTTTTAAATAAGGTACAGAACTTACCAAAAGCTTACGAGCAGCAGCCATACTTTGGTCTACTTGTAAGCGTCTCATTACTGGCACAATAGCCATTTCTGGCAACATTGCACTAAAAAATGGAACTTGTAATGAGTGTTTTGGATTAAATTTAAAACACCAAAAACCTTCTTCTGGAGTTGTTTGAATCCAATTACCAAACTTACCAGTTCTCTTATTTAATTTATTACTAGGTTTATAATTATTTACATCTCCACTGAATACTTCACGATATTTCTTTTTTAACCAAGCTGGATAACAATCTAAATCAACCACACCTTGTAAAAAATAATTCATGTCTATATCATATAATAGACCATATTCAAATTTACCTGTAATTTGAGCATATTTCCAAGGCCATTGTTGAATGATACTTTTTGTATCAAATTGTCTAAAAATACCATAATAAGTTTCTTCCATCAATAAATTCCATAGTATCTCTTTGAATTGAGCTCTATAATCAAATTTATCAAAAAACTCAGCAATAATTTTATAATCACTTTTATATTTATTAGTTTTATAATCTTCTGGGTTAGCATTAATACAAGTCATTTCTAAATCAAAAGCAGGTAGATTTGCAATA